CTAAAGGTGCTTTTTCTCTAAATTTGATAGGCTTATCTGTATGCTTCCTTAATTCTGCTTCTACATCATACTTCCAAGTTTTTAAATCGCAATGAAAAATACTTGCAGCAAACGGACCTGGTTCTATGATGTATATAGTATCACCGTTCTTTCTCCACGGAACTGGAAACTTGACAAAATTTTCTAACCTAGATACTGGCGCATCAAAATACTCTCCGTAATGTAAATGGTTTCTTACCAGCCTGTGCCATTTTTTGTTAGGCTCAAGAAAGTTTGTATAACCACTATCTATAAACCAGAACGGATAATTGTTATCTATTTTAGTAACTAAAAGTTCTTCGTTACCTACAGTATTTCTAATTAAACAATCCTGATCATAGGAAATAAAATCTTTTCTTCTTATAAACGTTCCGTTAGAGTCTAAACTTAAACCTGTTCCCTTAACAAAATTTTTATATTTGCTTTTTTTATAATTTTCAAATATAGTTTCTAACCCTATTTTATTAATAATTTTTTCAAGGTTTTTATGTATTGTATTAAAGTCACTATTCTTCTTTTCCTTTAACCAATTTCTCATGTAAGAATAATAGTTCTCCATGTCCTTGGTTATTGCTTTTTTTAATTTGTTATAGAATTTTTGTTTAGTGTTATCATCCCAAGAGTCTTTTGGCTTTACATAAACTTTTTTATTATCTAATTTCCTTGCAACTTCTTTTTCTATGAATAATTGCTTTACATAGTTTAGATTATCCTCAGGTACAGGTTGCTTCTTTGCATCTCGATGTGTATCAACAAGGCTATGTAAAAAATTTGCAATTTCTTTATCGTTTAAAAGTAGTTTCATGAATATTTCTCTGTGAGTTCGTATGCCATGCCATTTAAAATTTCTTCCATGGTAAATTGTCCGTATGCTAAATTCATACATTGTTTTTCTATTAAATTAGAATCAGGTTTGAACGGATTAGAAATATTTGAGATATCGGATTCTGCAATGGGTGTAGCACAGCAAGGAACACTTACTATTGCCGGAACACCGTATGCTACTGATTCTAATGCTGCTATACTATTAAATGCCACAGTAATAGCAGTCCCACTATCTAGTGCATCGTATATCGAATATGTATTATTTCGATCACTGCGTGATCCTTTTATTCGAACTTCCACAGGTAAATTACTAAATTCTTTTAATTTATTTTCAGTTTCTTTAACCCATTCGTCATAATTTACATTATAATACTTACAAGCCTTAGGATTGGGCATTACTAATAATATTTTTTTGTTATAGTTTTTCCAGCCCTTCCATTGTAATCTAGGATCCTGTTTAATTAATTTTTCCCATCGATCGCTTGGTACGTTTCTAATAACTGAGTGTTGATTTTCGTTCTTAACCACCCTGTGCCATATTTTTTTACCGCTTGGATTTCCTTTACTTGGAAAGTTTCCCAAATATCCAGTATCAATGTAATAGAAATCTCTTCCAGTTTCGATGCATCTATTCACATGGTCTTTTTTAATAACTCCTCTTACAACCAAGGGTTTGGAAGTATCATTAGTATCAGTAGTAAGTCTATTTCCTGATCCTATTACCAGTGCTTCTTCTAAAGAGTATTCCTTCATAATTACTTCATCATATCCTGTAATTCTTCTTTCCACAAACGAGAAAACTCACCGTTTCTATAATTTTCAAACCAAGGTCCGCCTTCGGTATAGTGTATTAGTTTGGGTTTTTCGATGTCGTTGTATACACCTACTAGATAATTCCATGTATGATCTAATTCGCCAATCTCTTCGTCTTTAAGCCAAGCAAATCTATGTAAATATTTTCCAGTTGTTTCGGAATTATTAATTAAATCTGTAGTTACAACTTTATTGCTTGGATGGGCACAGTTCCATAATACTACGCTTGACCAATTCTTACGTGGATACACAGTTTGTTTTTGTCCATCCATCTTAAAACCTTCCTGTACTTTGTAATCATGTTGAACACACATTACGGCATACTTGTCATCTGCCTGGTCAAACAATTCTTTTATGTCTGTTGTGAGAATCATATCACAATCCATAAACAATGCCCAACCCTCAAAGTTTGTAAGTTCTGGAATTAAAAAACGTGTAAATGTAAATTCGGTAGATCCTAGTTTATCAATGGGACGAGTATACCATCCTGCATCTCTTAGTTCTTGTTGCTTTAACGGACGCACATCTGCGTTTGGCTGTTTACTTATAATACTGTGTTTGCATACTTGATATGCAATATCTTCTCTTGTGTCGTATCCTACAAATACTTTCATCTTTCCTCCAACATCCTTTTGGCTTTACCTGTTTGTAACTCGCTTATATGGAATTGACCATATGCTAGGTGACAACCCCACTCAAATAATTTATCTCTATCCGGATAGTATGGAGTTTCAATTTTTGATAGATCTTTTAAAGAAACTGGTGCCGCTGCTGATTGAGGTGCTAATGCAAATACTGGAACGCCATGAAATATAGACTCTACTGCTGCATTACTGTTAAAAGTTACGAGTGCAAATACATCATCATCCAATGCATCTTGTAATGTGTCTGTGGTTAATCTGTCTAATCTTAACTTATTTCTTTTTCTAACTTCAACTGGCCTGTCGGTATGTTTTTTAATTTCTGTAATTGTTTCATTGATCCAATCATCGTATTCGATTCCATAGAACTTCATGGGTTTTTCGTCGGGTGCAGCGATTAATATTTTCCTTCCGTCCTTCTTCCAAGGATTAAACTTTTTTCTAAATGCTTCAAATCTGTCAGCAGGTCTTTTAATTATTTCGTCACCATGTTGTAGATTATTTTTAACTATTCTATGCCAATACTTCCAGCCATTAGGATTGCTTTGTGTCCTTTCGTTTCCAAAGTATCCTGTATCCATATAATAGAAATCTCTCTGATCGGACCAGCATTTAAACATGAATTTTTTCTTTAATATTCCTCGCAATGCTATAGGATCTTCAGATGAATCATAATCAAATAAATCAGGGTCAACTGGTTCACAGCCACAGCCTCGAGCAAACATGTTCATGTAAGGATCGTCTTTTCCTTTACTTAAAAAAATCCATTTACTCATCTTCTTTCGATATCCTCTTCTATACATTCTTCGCCGTACTGAACTTCTAGAATGTGCGAATATTCATTATCGGAAGGATTTGATGCTTTATGCCAAGTTCCTACTTTAATGTCATATCCCTTGTTTAATGATTTTAAAGTTTGAGTTTCGGATCTTCCCTCCCATTCGGTAACCATGTTAACAGTTCCTTTTAATACGTACCACATTTCATTTCTTTTAAAATGTCGTTGATCTGATAAACTCTTACCCGGTTCAATTACTAATTCTTTAACTTTAAATCCGTTATGGGGTTGATTATCTAATACTCTATACCAACCCCAATTGCGTATAGTTTTAGGAGATTTCCATTCTTCTAGGATCCAACTGCTTGAATTCTTTTTATCTTCTCCGCCTACACCGTAGACAAATGTTAATTCGCCTGTATTGTCGTCAAACAGTTCTGGAATGTTGTCTGCTTGTCTATCTCCGCCGTTGGCAAATATAATTTCTGCTTTTGGAAATAACTCTCTTGTTTTACGTATAGCATCAGTAGCACTTCCGTCATCGTCGTTAAAATTAATTACACGATCAACGCACCCGAGTGCTTCAATGATAGCAGCACGTTCTTGCCAAGGCATAAATTCTCTGCCTTTTTTGCGTCGTAGCCACTCATCTGAATTAATGCCCACTATTAATTGATTACCAAGATTTTTGGCGGCTTTAAAATAAGAAATATGTCCTGAATGTATAGGATCAAATCCGCCGGTAACTAACACTATTTTCATGCTAGTATTTATATGGTCAGATAATTATGAAAATATATTATGGACGAATTAATAAACCCAAGAAACAAAAGAATATCTTGTTCCTCTAGTAATTGTATCTACTCGATGGGGATATAAAAACAAACTAGGAAAGATTAGTAGGTCTCCCTTGGATAGTGGTATCTTAGTATCTGTAAACATTACAAAATCACCACCGTCAAAGTCATCATTAAGCAATCCTACTACACTTAATGTAGGAATTCCTTTTATATCGCCGTCGAAGCATGCATGTATATGATCAATATGCTCAGTCATTAAAGACGACTCGTTATAGATATTATACTTTGGAACCGTAAATCCATTCCAACTTTTATGCCAATCAAAATTATAATGGTTATAATAATCATTAACTCCGTTCCAAATAATTTGCATCAATGCTTCTCTAGTTTTAATTGGAACTGCATCTGAACCTTGTATTTCGTATCGTTCTTCTTCTCCGGGATTAACCTTTTGTTCGCCTTGATAATTTAGAAAGGTTGCCTTTTTTGCGTTAAGATTAGGAATGTCGTTAATGGTCTCGTTACAAATATCAGAAGATACTCGATTTTGCAAAACCATTACATAGTTGTCTAAGTTCTTTTGCATTATAACCTATTCAATAATTTCTTTGTTGATTCAAGAAAAGATTTCATATCTCTCCTAAATTCCTTGTGTGCAAGATAACTCCATGCTGTAGAAACATACTTATCTTTATCATTTGCTTCTTCAACAATTAAATCAACATCTAGATTTCTATTAATTGGAATCAATTGGCATAACGGTGTTCCTGCTTTAATTAGAACTTTATCATTTAGTTTGTGCCAAAACAATTGAACATTAATTTCTATCTGTGTATTGCAATCTATAATTCCATGTGCGGCAGTGAAAATATTATGATCGGGATATGGTATTGGCATCTGCAAGAAAACAATGTCCTCTGTGCTTGATATTCTCCAGCCAGTTTGTATCTTAACTAAACATTCTAAAGTGTCTTCTCTAAATGGTAAGAATTTTGATAACTGATCCGCAGAATGAGATCCAACATAAACGTCAGGAAGTCCATATTGTTTCATATCTATTGGACAAGACCAGTCAAATCCTTTTTTATTTTCTTTGTTTGTTTCGATTACAAAGTCGATAGGTGCTGTAATTATAAAACCTTTTTTAAACAGTTGTCCGATGCCTGGACATCTGCTGGTACCACCAAAAAGATATTCGTCTGGTTGTGAGTTGTTTGCAACTGTCTTATAATCAATTGCAGATTTTTTAAACCATTCGAAAGGATAGTCTTGTGATTTTATTACAGGATGAGAAACTTCAACACCTGGAAGTAAATTTACAAATCTTGCTTTTGTTTTTTTCTTCCAAAACATGTTAAAGTGTTGCGTCATCTAGTCCAGCAGTTCTCAATTTTACGATATTTGATAACTGCCATTGCTTAATGTCTAGACCCTTAATAATGCCCAACCATTTATTACGTAATAGGGCAAATTCATTAATAATCTTTTCAAAATCAACAACATCTGCTTCGCCATCTACAAACTTCTCGGCATCTCTAGAACTTAATGCACGTTGATAGTTTTCAACATACTTTCTAAAGTGACTTGCTCGTAAACGACGAAGCTCGATGTTAAGATATTCTAGGATCGCTTCAATTTCTTGAAGTTGGCTAAAACGAGTTTCAACAGTTGCTGGCATTGTTGCTGCCGCCATTTCAATTCTACCTCTGATGTTCGTTTCTTTTTTGGCTTCTATTAGTTCGCCTTCAAAATACTTTACAGCATCTGGTATAGTTGAAATATCCTTAGAAACTCTATCGTACCAATTCATTTAATTATTCGTCCCATTCGTCATTATCACCGGGTTCATCTTCTATCGCATACTCGATTGCAGTATCGAGGTACGTATCAATACCAAGCATACCTTCGAGTGTTGATTCGGAAATTCCGTAGTCAAGCAATGTAGTTATGTACTCCGATGCGGCCTCCTGCTTATCCTTATCAAGAATGCGTTCGCCTAACACGTTCCATATATCAGCAAGTAGATCCTGATTCATATTTTTACTCTCCATTGACAGATTCTGCTTCTACCTCCTCAACGGATTCTTCTGCATCTGCAATGTCAGGCTTGTTGGCAATATCTTTGATAATCATATCTAACTTTTCACCAACCCACGCTTTTCGATATTCCAAATGCGTTTCACCGTTAAGGTCAGTGTATTTAAGTCGATTGCCATCTTTCTTGAGTAAACCCTTCGCTTCGAAAAGATCAACCAATCCACTGTAAGGATCCATTCCTGTTTCATATGGAATCTTAACCTGGACTGATTCAAATGGTTTTGCGTAACGTGTTTTCATTACCTTACAAGCGGCTCTAATACCACGCACATCGCTTACTTTGTTACCATCTTCATCTTCTTTAAGTTTCAACTTACGCATTGCTACCACGATAGATGAAGCGTAGATAAATCCTTGTCCACCACTGATCTTATCATCCGGGTCAAACATATCCTGTGATGCATAAGTGTGGTTAGTACATACCATACCTACATTGTAACTACCAATCATGTTAACCGTATTACGAACGAGTGCTGTTAGTGCCTTAGGCTTACGGCCCATATCACCCTTCATATCACCCTTTTGAAACTGATCAACATCAGTTGGTGTTAGTAACATACCCAACGAGTCAATAACAAACAACACTTTAGGTCGTTCTTCTTCTGCCATTTCTCTGTATTCCTTCATAAACTCGGATACAGTCTTAGCAACATCATCAATCATTGACATGTTAAGTTTAAGTAGTTTTTCTTCTGATGTGTCAACATTCAAAGCCTGCAACCACTTTTCATCAAGTGCATTTTCTGAATCAATCAATACTACAAAAATGCCTTGTTCCTGTGCTGCCTTTACAATGTTTGCTGAACAAAAATAAGATTTACCTGAACCGGATTCTCCTGCGAACACAGTAACCTTACCTAGCGGAACTCCCTTGTGGAAGTCACCACTAATCAAATAGTTTAGAGCAAGGTTTCCAGTTGAAACCCAATCAGTAGGATCGTTAAATCCAATACCTAGTCCGTCAATGCTCTTTGTCAGACTTTTTCTAAATTTAGAAATATCAAATGCTTTTGCCATAATGTCCTTTTCCTTGTTGAAATGAATGTGAGCCCATAATGGGCTCACACCCAAACTCTTTATTGCTGTCGACTACGGATCATTGCTAGAATGTCCTGAGCCCTGTTAGCACTGTCACCACCTTGTGCTGGTGCCGCTTCTGCTGCTGGAGCAGGTGCTGCCTCTGCTGCTGGAGCAGGTGCCGCTTCGGTTACCGGAGTTGATGATTGTGCCGGAGTTGATTTGGACTTGTTAGGATCACCTGTAGCCTGGCCCATACCGGCTGGCTTAAAGTATTGTCCCCATTTGTCCATATCGTATGCTTCTCCGTCAACTGACGCTTCGAACATTTCCTTCATCACTTGAAGTTCAACTTCTGAAGGCTTCTTAGGTAAGAAGTCATTTAGATTAAACAATCCGTGTGAGTCAACTGCTGCCTTTTCTTCATCACTCAAAGCACGTTCTCTACGTGACCATTGTGATGTTGAGTAGTCAGCATAACCACCCTTGGATGTTTTCTTAATACGGAAGTCAACACCCTTCATAAAATCTGTTGGCAATTCTTCCAACTCAGGATCCATTAACGCACCCTTGATGATTTGGAAAATTTGTGGTCCAATGATAAACCTACGGATAGGATTATCTGGAGTTGAATCCTCATTAAGAGGATCATCTACCACAAAGCCTTGGAAAATATACGAACGCTTCTTCCAATATTTACGACCCATGTCTTCTAAAGATTTATCTTTAAACCAAGGACGAACTTCGCTTAGAATCGGACATACTGATCCGTCGTTATACATTTCCACACATGGAACCTGTACTTGTACAGAACGGTTGTCTGATTCGCCTTTGATACCTGCGAAAGGTAATTTGATCATCGCACGTTCAACCCAAAAGAATGTGTTAGCACTGTTACCGTCTGGTAAGAATCTTACCACGGCTTCCTTGCCTTCTTGCATATTCCAATGTGGGTAAATTGCGTTGTCTCCGCCTCCAGTAGAATTACCAGATGAGCGATTTTGCTGTTCCGCTAGTTTTGCGCGGATTTCTGCTAATGATGCCATTTTGTAGCCTCCTTTGTTTGCCTAATAAAAAATGTCATTTATGCCTAATGCACAATATGTATTATGTGCTCTTTTATTTATATTGTCAAGCAGATTTTTCTAAATAATCTGAGTTTTTAATGCCAAATTAGATTACAGAGCAGGGTGTTTCTTCCAAACAGGGCCAGTCTGTTGCCGGACCACCGCAAACTCCGGCTAGTACCACGGGTTCGTATGCTTCTCCCCGTTCGTAAACAACATCATACCCAGCACAGCCTGATAGGAAAAAAAGCACCAAGCATCCTACTAAGAGTATTATTCCAACTCTTTGTAAATTATTCATAATCGGAGCCTTTGCTAAATGATTGTATTTCTATGCATATGTCAATCTGTGTTGGTGTAAGATGTTTCAAATCTTTCATGCAGTCTATGCTACCGTGCTGTATTGCATCATGTGGTTGTGGTTCTTTGCCCCAGCGTTCTTCAAATGGTCCGTGCCAAATTAAAAACGCAAAAACAACTAGGACAACTACAAGTCCTACTGGACTAGGTTGTGGTGCCTTATCCATCTTAATCTCCTAAACGCAGTCACCTTGATCTGCCAATCTAATATAAACTCCTCGATCATATTCTTCCTTGGTTATCCATCTTCCCCTGTGGAACACGCACTCTCTGCCATCCTGGCTGATTGATTGCTGTCCTTCGGACGGATCGGGAACCTCTATTACTTTAATTTCTTTCATTTTTGCCAACTCCTGCAATGCGGTAAACCCTGTTTGAAAGTAGTTTGCCATTAGTTAGAAGCCGATAATGATGTTGTCCATGCCCATGAACATATTTGGCTTTCAACAACATCTGCTTGTTCTATTACATCTATTACTCCGGCACGAGTGAGAGAATCAGTTACTTCCTGTTGTGCTTTGCAGGCAAGTTCATAATTTTCATTATTTAATGCCATGTTTGATAAAGTTTGCAGGCGAACTGCTTTTTCTAATTCATAACTTCTATGTTCTTTCTTGGCAGAATACACCAATCCAGACATTGCCATCACACCTATTACCGTAGCAAGAATTGCTAATCTATATTTCATACATATTCCTTTTGAGAACGTTTATCAAAAATGCCCTGACTTTGTAAGCCAGGGCACCACTTTACTACTTTGTTGAACAGATCGGACAGGTACATCTAAGTCCGTGTTCAAACCAATCAAATAGAATTTGATTTATTACTTGTTCATTACATACATCGTAACTTCGAAGCCAAATCTCATTTCTGTAAATGAAGGTTTTGTCCACATAATATTTCTCCTTAAAATAAAGTTAATATAATGTAAGACAGATCGTTGGAGATGCGCTCGTTCTGCAAGGTCCAACTTGAGTTTTACAAAGTAAGAATGAATCTCTTACACTCTTACTTATATCTATTATACGCTAATAAAATAAAAAGTCAATCAAGAAAATCATTAATTTATGCAGGTATTCCTGTCTTATTCCATTCTGGAGGCCATGTCCACGATATAATGGAATATTTGATACCGGACTTTAACGGAGTGGAATAGTGAGGATGACTAACTGTGCTAGGCCATATCATTGCATGACCTATTGGAACATCTCTGCTATTAAAATTTTGTCTTGGAAATATTAAATCGCAACCGTCGTAGTCGTTATTCAATTTAATATTAAATGTAAGGTAACTGGCATCGTTGTGCAAATCGGCACATTGGTCAACTTTATCATATCTAATAATATATGGTGAGAACCATCCCTTGATATCTGACGAAGCATCTGTAAATACTTCCGAAATTATAGGCAATGCAAATTTTTTATATTGCTTAACAAAGTATTCAGATATATTAGGATCTATGTCGTCAAACTTTATATCATTCCAACCGATATTTTTTCCAGACTTACCATACCAAACAATATCTTTTGAAAAGTTATTTTTATATTCTTCTGCTACTGATATTAAATTATTACAAAATTCTTGAGTCCAAAAAGGAGTAATGATTATATCGTTTTCTACTTTATAATCTTTACCACAATTTGGATCAAGTGATGTATTGAAATCTAAAACAACCATGCACATATTTACATGATTGTTTTAGAATTAATTTATTTTATGATTTTATCGAAATGCTAAATTTTTGATACGTTCTAGTTCTTCTAGTTCTTCAGCACCTTGTTCTTGGTGTGGAGCCATTCTTTCAACAAATTTACGGGCAATCTGCTCAGCCTGTTCACCAAACTTCTTGCCTACCATAGTGCATACACCTTCTGGTCCTTTAGGGAAAGTGCCCGTATTCTTATCATAGAATGAATTGATAAATTCTGCTAGTCCTTCCAGTGTGTGTTCCTCACCGTCCGAAGTCTTAAACTTGGTGCCTTTCTTAGCACCCTGTGCCTTTAGGTCCTGAACCTTTTTGCTAAATTCATTGCCTTCGGGCATATCATCCTGTCCTACATACTTGTAGTTGCCCTTGTCATCAAAGTCGTTTTCAATTGTATCGATAGCAAATTTGATCTCCATCGGATCTGCTTTCTCGCCCTTGATTGCATTAATAACTTCTTGCTTGGACATCTTAAGTCCGCTTTCTTTGTCACCGTCGTTAGTGTAGTCTGAAATTAATTCATCAACACCAATCATTACGTCTGACATTCCGCCTTCTTTAGCAACTTCTTCTTCTTGCTGTGGTTCAACTTCGTCTGCGCCCACTGCTGGCTCATCTATCATATCGCCAAAGTCCAATTGGTCAAGAACATCAGGTGCGTTTTCTTCAACCCAAGCCTTGACCAAAGGACGAACGTCTGTGTTAGCATCTTCGGTTGCTTTTTTCTTAATATCCTGTTCTAGTTTAGGATCTTCAATAATGCCTTCTAGACTTTGAATAGCATTCGTGCCATCAACGCCTGCTGAAAAATCTTGACCCACTAGTTCATTTAATTTTTTGATCATGTCAGCCTTTTCTTCTTCATCGGCTGAAACAATTGGTGATTCCTCACCTAGTGAATCAACCCAAGCCTCAAATTTTGCCATTGGATCATCGCTTTCATTATTCAATAAATCTTCTTGATGCTTTTTAAGTTCTTCTATTGAATCAAATGGTCCGCCTGTTTCTTCTCCATCCTTGTATGAATAAAACTTACCGTCAACTTTCTTAGCAGCAAGTCCATACTTATTCATTCCCATTGATGAAACTTCGTTTGTCATACCGACTATGTCGTCATAGCATAAACTCTCTTCTTCTTTCATTAATCTGTATAATACTGGAAATACTGAAGTTAGGTCTTCTTTGAAATTTTTGACTGTGAATTTTTCTTTGTATTCTTCCATTACGTCATCTGGGACTTCCATTGCCTCGGGTGCCTGGAATTCTGCCACGTAATTTTCATAGTGTGCCTGCTTGGATAGTCTAGCAACTCTTTCTCTCAGCCCATCCAATTGCGCCTTGCTGCGTTCAACGATATTGTTTGTGTCGGAGTTCATTAGATCGTTTCTTACGCAGTAGTTTGTAAAACTTTTTAGTTGAGCAATTTCTTCGCTCATTCTAATAATGCTTTCACCAATTGCATCGTATGGCAAACCGCCGTTTGCTACGTGACGCTGCATTGCTCTAGCACCTGCTAGGTGAATGAAAGGATACTTAAATCTTTCCCCATCTTGGTTTTCAACAAACAGTGCAGAAATATTTCTTGCTCTATCTCCTGGCTTTTGTTCGTGATCATCAGCAAGTGTCTTGCTGTGTTTAATAATTAATCTTGTGTCTAATAACTTTTGGAAACTCTGCGTCTTAGTTCCATAAAGGTTGCTCTCATTCATTACTGTTTCTCCGACGGGTTTTGTGATTGTATCGCTATCTGATTGTGGTGTAGAGTGTTGGCTAAGGAATGCATAATCTCTCTTGTCTAAATTATCCTTGGCAATGTCTCTAGTGTCAAATGCTAATAATCTACGTTTTGCAAACATTCTTAATTCTTTAAGAAAATCATACCAGTTGTTTTTTTGATCTGAATCCATTCCCTCAGTAATACCGTTTGAAAAGTATACTTTCATTGAATTAGGTTCTGCTAAACTAATGCTAACATGGCCTATATTTTTATCGCCTTCAGTATAATCAAAATCAAAGAAACGGGCATCTTCAGGATTAATTGTAATTTGCCCTGTTGACTCTCCCAGTTTTAAACCTGTAAATCTGCTTCTAATTTTATAGAATAGATCTGTTGCTATATTATTGGTTGCATCCATAGTAAAGTATTTATCAAAAACCTCCTGATACGAATATTGGCATTGGAAACTCGTCCTCGGTTATTCTTTCCGTCATTTTTTCATATATTTTTGGATCCCAATTGGCTAATTGGTTAGCCATTCGAACTATTAATAGTGTTGCTGATACTAGATCATCGTGTTCGCCTGTTTTGGCACTGTATCCAAGTCCTGTTGCTACAAATGTCTTTAATTCTGATATCAAAGGCTTACTGTGCAACTTCATTTTGTCGCGCTCAATTGCGTTTTTAAGTCCACTACATGCAGTTATCTTTGTTTTGTGTGTAGTGTTAAATCCTTTTCTATATTTTCTAACATGTCCTTTTCTAATCGGTTCGCTAAGGAATAATCCATTAAAGTTTTCTTCCCCTATATCATTGATCACAACCAACGCTGCTTCTCCAATTGTATTATTTTCGCAACTATAGTATATTGTAGGAGTTTGATTTCCTCCCTCAACTGCTTCGTCGTGTATGTATTTTAATATGTCCTTAAGAATTCTTATTTGCTGTTGAACTGGTGTAAGATTGTGTCGCCATTCTCCGACTTGTTCCATCGATGGCATTTCAAATATTTGTATTGCAGAATAGTCACCTCCCGTACCTAAACTTGGATCTAATGAAACAAGATATGTTGCCTTAGGATTAATTTTCTTATACCATCGTGTTTGTCCTGTATTGTGTATTGGTTCATTTCCTTCAAGTGCTGCAAGTTTAACACTGTTAATTAATGTTTCGTCAAAGATCAAGAACTCACAATCAAATTCTCGGCGGAATCTCTCCTCTCCAATTTTAGCACGTTCCTCTTGTGCCCATGCTTCATCTCGGTCTGGATGTTCTTCCCAGTGTGCAAAGTAAGGATAGAATCCGTTGGTTCCTACCTTTTGATCATTACCGTGTTCGTCAAACTTTTTATTTGCTTCTGTCCAGATCATGGCAAACTGGTCTTCATCCGAGTTTGGAGTTGATGTTACGATTGCCTTACCACCTGTTGACAGTGTGGGTGAAAGTGCAGTCCAAAATTCCTTGGCTTTCTCTGGTGGTTGCACGAATGCAAACTCGTCACAGTATATTAACGAAAGTGACTTACCTCGTCCAGTATCTTCTGTTGTTGTGGTCGCCTGTATTCTGCTTCCGTTATCAAATTCAATAGTATTTCTGTTATAGGTATAGATACCAGCACGAATGAAGTCAGGCAAGTTCTCATAACCGAATCTATATCTGTTCATGATGTCCTGCGCACCCGTATACTTGTGTGCTGCAATTAATACCTGTGCTTCTGGAGTGAACATGCAATACCAAAGAAGGTATGCTGCCGCACAGGTAGTCTTGCCCATCTGTCTTGGTAGCATGGCAATGGTATATCTATAATCGTGATATGCTCTTAAAAGATCTTCCTGATAACCATAGGGAACAAATTTCATGGAACCCTTGGTAGGGTGTTGAATCTTGATAAAGTTTTTGGCAAAGTATAATGGTCCGTCAACAGGATCCATGCATGCTTCTAGATGCTTAACTTCTTCCAGTGTATATTTTTGTTTGCTATGGGCCTTCTTAATCTGAACGCCATCTAAACTCTTTGCCATACTAGTATTTACCCAAGAAAATAGGGCCTTGCGGCCCTATTGGATAGATATGAAATTGTTTATTATGCTAAATTGAAACTGTTTTTTACTGTGCAAGTAACTGCTGTCATATCAAATGAATTATTTCCATAAGTAGCACCTAATGCAATAATTTCATCTTCAATTTGTTCTACTAGAGTTTCTGCACCAGCACCATCCCAATCTTGTGTATCATTTGCCATTTCCACAGCAAATGCCATTACTTGGTTAGTGGAGTGTAAGTCGCCTCTAATAACGATAGTGGCATACTTACCAATGATTTCAACAACTGCTTGAATTGCTTCGTTAGCACCAACTTCTGCGTTTGCTGCTGCACCAAAGTCAACTTCAAATAATGTTAAATCTTTATTTCCAGCATAATCAATTGTAGAAACGCTTGCGGCTGGTTTACGATTTTCTGCAACTAATACT